ATCTAAAATTCTAAAGTTGTCTTTCTCACCCATCGCTTCAAGATTCTCTTTTATATTATTCCATGCTTCGAGAGCCGAGCGTAATTTAGTTGCTACTATGTACATGTTAGATCCGTATTTATATTCAAGTAATGAGAATGCCCATGCGAGACTGGAGATAAAAAATGTTTTTGAATTCTTGCGGGGAAGGTAGATGAAGGTTTCAATGTACTTTCGGAGATTTGTACCCTTTTTATAGATAGCAGCTACGTTATAGATTATGTATTTTTGCCACGATTCTAATAAAAAAGGCTTTCCTTTTATATTACCCTTTATATGCACAAATGTTTTTTGAATGATATTAATACAAAATTCTGCATCCTTAAAATTTAACTCATATCGTTCATCGTGCAACGTTTCAAAAAACCGTTTACAACCCTGTATTTGTTCTTTATTAGCAACTTTAGTTTTGTCAATAATTGCATTAGCATAATCTACTATTTCTTTGAAGTTGGGACATTCTTTATATTGATTATGATATTGTTTAGGTAGCCGTTTAATCAACTTCCATCAACGCCTTTTCAAGTGCTGTCGGTTCTGGTTTGGTTGGCTTGATGACACTTTTGGTTAACTTGTTGTAAGACGAGGGATTTAAACCGAGGACGTTTTCGAGGGAGAGTATGTCTGCACGTAACTTTTCGAGTGACATAAATAGAGGGGTCTTCCGTTCATTCGTAGCCCCTGCTTTGTTTGTGTATTCTTCTACTATTTGACAACCAGTGTCGTAAAATTGATTGAGTTGTAAATCATATAAGTGGATTAATTCTGCATATCGTCTGATCGTGGTTTTGAATTGCGGTTTAAAAATGAGAAGTTCTCTCATATCTTTCGTGGTTCGATTAACTATTTTTCTGATTTCTTTTTCTGTATCTGTTAGTGCCATCTTATCACCTTCCTTTCAGCACCCCTTTTAGTAAAAATATTTATGTAAACTTGGAAAAGGTTACCCTTTTAGCCGTTATTCCCTTGGATTATAGTTACACACGGATATGGGGGATATACTTTGCAAACTTTAATTATGACTTCCACTTAAACTCACGACTCTTATGCCATCCAGTATGACATTTATTGCACAACGTTACTAAATTACTGTCAACATAAGATAACGTTCTATCTTCCTCTAATTCGACAATATGATGTACATGCGTACCTTCTGTTTGCTTACCGTAACGTTTACATATCTGACACTGATACTTATCACGCTTTAATATTTGTAATCTTTTCTTTTTCCATCTACTACTGTTATATAATTCACTATTAATATTTTTATAGTATGTCATTACTTCACCTGTTTTCAGCATAATAAAAAAGAAGCATCTATAATAAGACGCTTCTACCATTTAGCTATTTAACTTCCATCTGCATTTGAATTACATCTTTAGTATAATTCATCACATATTTATAACCTTCATCTAAACTATTTTTTGTCGAAAACAACCATGAAGTATTTTTATCTTTCTTAACAATAACTTGATCGAATTCAGATTTAAATTTTTTAAAATCTGATAAGAATTCTTCTAAATCATTTCTTTGCATATTATTATTTGATATATAAATAATTGCTTGTAAATAGCTATTGTAAGCCATTGATAAATAATTAGTAGCAATCAAATACTTATTGTCATCTTCATATTTTTCCAAAACATCAAATGCATAATCAGAATTAAGATAAATCTCTTGATACAATTCTTGCAATAAACTTAATTCATTCACTATTTGTAAAGCCTTTTCATTTATCATCTCTGTCACCCCTATAAAAATATTTATCTATATTGTTTTTTTTTGATAATTTCCGATAAATCCTTTTCTAAGTAAAACAAATAATCATCAATTTGATTATCATGACTATAAATAAATTCTTTTAGTAGTTTATCTTCGAGATGGATACCAAATTGAACAACCCCTCTGTATTTAATATGATTAATTTTACCAGAAACACTTGTTCTACACAAACTTTACAAATAACCTTGTATCTTAAATTTTTACCAAATTACAACATAGAAAAAAGTCACACCAATTTAATGATGTGACAAATTATTTTATTGCTTATTTTACTTGAATTATTTGATACACGTTACCTACTGGTGCGCTAAAAACTACAGTAATTCGTTCCTCACCTAAGCTTGTTAGGAAGTAGGTTTCATTATTTACAGTTACATTATCTACATCTTCGACATTTATCACATCACTATTTCTCATTAATACTTCATAATTTGCCATGATTCTCACCTCCGTCCACTTTAAGCATAATATGGATGAAAGCATATAACAATCATACAAATCTGATACATCAATAATGATACAAACCTTGCGTCTCATCATACACTACAGTAAACGTATTATCTTCTTCAGTCATCAGATTATCTGCAACAGTCCTGATATAAATTAAAATAACATCCTCACCAAAAGGTATCTCCGTCTTATCATAATAAAAAGTAATGCCATTTACTTTAATACTCTTATAGTCTTCCATCCAAAAATCATAATCAGGATGAGAAGGATCGATTTGAATTACTCCATTCTTAACTTTCACAACATCTTTACTTGCTACAAGTTCTTCTATTTGACTTAGTGACTTCATTTGAATCCTTCCAACCTTTTTGAGTTAAGTTTGCAAACTTGTTTTTATACAAATCATCCTATAAAACTAACATTGGCTCGTAATAGTATTTTTTACTAAGTATTAACATAACCTTATTATCAACCATAAAGATATACTCGCCATCAGAGTATAAAATACTTTCACCATAAAAATAGTTTTCATGATTGCCGTACCTACTTTTAACCTTGTATTTATTCATACTAGCTCTTCACCACTTGTGGATAATATTCATGAGACTGACGAATTAAGTCACTATAACTAGGTAATTGATTGTATTTAGACTCGTAATATCCTATAGGTATCACGTGAAACTGACAAACAGGACAAGTTATACCATCCATATTGTTACTTCCCCAAAAAGAATGAGTAGGATTATCCAAACATTTATATGTAATTTTACTCATATACTATTCTCCTTATAAATTGATTAATACGAACTGCTACTCATTGCATTTGTGCTTGGCTTTAATAGTGTTTGCGACCTTGCCTCTGCTCTACCTTTATCATTTAAAATAGATTCATATCCTAAAATTATTTTTGTACCAACAACAAAGTCAATTTGTTTCTCTTGAAAATCATCATGTGTTGCTTTATTTAATATGTCTTGCAATTGTTTAGCACTTATACCTTCTGTTTCAATTACTTTATAATGTCTAAATGATTTCTCCACTATTTACTTCCTCCTCATAAACATAATAAAAAGCATTCCATTAAGAATGCTTTATAAATTAGGATATATTGTTGAATTGAAAAAATTTAAATCTTTCTCGAAATATTTATGGTAATTATTGAAATAATATTCAAAATCCTCAACTATTTTATATTTTGTATAAAGATTAATTATTGTTTTTTCATATGTAGTAAAATTCGAAAAGAAGATTCTAAAATAATTATGTTTTTCATTCTCTTTTAAATTACTACCTTCTAGAAAATCTAATACAGATATGATACTTTCAAAATAGTGATGGAAAGGAAATTTGAATCTAAAGTCTACTGTATGGATAGCTGTATTTTTATACCCAACGTCATTTATGAACTCACTCTCTATCTTATTAAGAAAATTATCAAATTCGTACGTATACAAATATTTTTCTAATTTTTCATGATTAAATTTGAAAATATCGAAAACATCTATATCTCGCATTAAAATTGCACTATATCTTTTATCAAGGATATAATTATTAGCAAGTTTCACAAAAGATTGGGCACTGTATTCGGAATAAGGTTCATGGGAACCATTAATTTTACTAAAAAAGTTTAAAAAGTCTAATCCTAGTTCTTCTAAGGAATCTCTTTCTCTATATAACATTCTACTTAAATATGATTTTAAAGAATCTTTTTTGTAGTAACTTTCTATAGCTTCATAAATTTTAATAAACAC